AGTAACTTTAATGGATCTTAATATCGAACTACTGCCTTGGCAACAAGATGTCTGGGCAGACGATACAAGATTTAAAATAGTAGCTGCTGGGCGACGTACAGGCAAGTCTAGGTTAGCAGCATGGATGTTAATAGTTAACGCACTTCAGGCAGACAGAGGCCATGTATTTTACGTCGCACCTACTCAAGGACAAGCCAGAGACATCATGTGGCAAACCTTACTGGAACTTGGGCACCCTGTCATTAGTGGTAGTCACATTAATAATTTGCAAATTAAGCTTGTCAACGGTGCTACCATCAGCCTCAAAGGTGCAGACAGACCAGAGACTATGCGAGGTGTCAGCCTCAAGTTTCTAGTCATGGACGAGTACGCTGACATGAAGCCAGAGGTATTCGAGCAGATCCTGAGACCTGCCTTGGCTGACCAAAAGGGATGTGCAATGTTCATAGGCACACCAATGGGAAGGAACCACTTTTATGAACTTTACAAGTATGCGGAACTAAATGATGACCCTACGTACAAAGCTTGGCATTTTACATCTTACGATAACCCTTTACTTGACCCGTCAGAAATTGATATTGCTAAACGCAGTATGTCGAGTTATGCGTTCCGTCAAGAATTTATGGCGTCGTTTGAAGCTCGTGGGTCGGAGATGTTTAAAGAGGACTGGGTCTCTTTTAGCGAAGACGAACCTGAAATAGGAGATTACTACATTGCCGTTGACTTGGCAGGATTTGAAGAAGTCAACAAGAAGAAGACGAAGAACTCCAAGCTTGACGACACAGCCATTGCCGTGGTTAAGGTCAATGAGCATGGTTGGTATGTTGACAATATCATATACGGTAGATGGTCACTTGACGAAACAGCAGCTAAGATATTTCAGGCCGTTAGAGATTACCGTCCCGTATCGGTTGGAATCGAAAGAGGTATTGCTAAACAAGCTGTGATGTCTCCTTTGCTAGACATGCAGAAAAGATACGGTATGTTCTTTAGAGTAGAAGAACTTACCCATGGTAACAAAAAGAAGACCGACAGAGTAATGTGGGCACTACAAGGTCGTTTCGAGAACGGCTACATTACATTAAACAAAGGTGAATGGAACAGTAGATTCTTGGATCAACTCTTTCAGTTCCCTGATCCTTTAACGCACGATGATTTGATTGACGCTTTGGCGTACATCGACCAACTGGCAAATGTAGCGTACGACTACGACTACGAAATTGAGGACCACGAAATCTTAGACGTGGTAGCAGGATACTAATATGGCAGAATTATACGAAGCAGACCCGTTGATGATTGAAGAATCCCTTGAAGACTGGGTCGTTACTAAATGTGAAGACTGGAGAGATTACTACGAAAGCAATTATGAACAAAGGTTTGAAGAATATTATAGATTATGGCGTGGTCAATGGGATCCTGCTGACAGCCAGCGTGGGTCTGAGCGTTCCCGTATTATTTCTCCTGCACTTCAGCAAGCAGTTGAGTCTAATGTAGCGGAACTAGAAGAAGCCACGTTTGGTCGTGGTAAGTGGTTTGACGTTAGTGACAACATGGGTGACACTGAAAAGCGTGACGTACAGTTCCTGCGTAACAAACTGACGGAAGACTTTGAAGACTGCATGGTGCGTAAAGCCGTTGCTGAGTGTCTTATCAACGCTGCTGTATTTGGTACTGGCATTGGTGAAATCATTATTGAAGAAATGAAGGAGATGGCTCCTGCTACTCAACCCATTATGGGAGGAGATTTGCAAGCAGTAGGAGTAAACATTACTGAAAGAGTCAAGGTAAAACTTAAGCCTGTACTACCCCAGAACTTCCTAATTGATCCTGTAGCAACGTCTGTAGACGACGCTATGGGTGTAGCTGTAGATGAGTTTGTTAGCCGACACCAAGTAGAACTACTGCAAGAACAGGGAGTATATCGTGACACTTATGTTGGTCCTGCTGCTCCTGACACTGACTTGGAGCCTGACCAAGACCTAACTATTTACAACGACGACAAGGTAAGACTTACTAAGTACTATGGTCTTGTTCCTCGTGAGCTACTAAACGAAGCTCTTGGTGATGATAATGAGTTTGCAGACACAGAAGACTCTAAGTACGTAGAAGCAGTCGTAGTGATTGCTAATGGCGGTATCCTGCTAAAAGCTGAAGCTAACCCTTACATGATGACGGACCGTCCTGTTGTTGCTTTCCCTTGGGACGTAGTACCCGGACGTTTCTGGGGTCGTGGGGTCTGCGAAAAAGGCTACAACAGTCAGAAGGCTTTGGATACAGAGTTACGAGCCAGAATCGACGCTCTAAGTCTTACTGTTCATCCAATGTTAGCTATGGACGCTACACGCTTACCAAGAGGCGCAAAGCCTGAAGTACGTCCCGGTAAGATAATTTTAACCAGTGGAGATCCTCGTGAAGTTCTTCAACCGTTCAACTTTGGTCAAGTCAATCAAATCACTTTTGCTCAGGCCGGAGCCTTGCAGCAGATGGTACAGCAAGCAACAGGAGCAGTGGACTCAGCAGGAATTGCAGGTCAAGTTAATGGCGAGAGTACTGCCGCTGGCATTAGTATGTCTCTTGGCGCTATTATTAAACGTCACAAGCGGACACTAATTAACTTCCAACAATCTTTTTTGATTCCGTTTGTCAAGAAAGCAGCTTATAGGTATATGCAGTTTGATCCCGAATCTTACCCCGTTGCAGATTACAAGTTTAACGCTAGCAGTACTTTGGGTATTATTGCTCGTGAGTACGAAGTTACTCAATTAGTTCAATTGCTACAGACAATGGGTAAGGACTCTCCATTGTACAACACGTTAATTCAATCTGTTATTGACAACATGAACCTGTCTAACCGTGAAGAACTTCTTACGGCTATGGCTCAAGCAATGCAGCCTAATCCTCAAGCACAGCAAATGGCTCAGGCAGCGCAACAAGCACAACTTCAGTTCCAGCAGTCACAAACAGCAGCGTTGTCTGCTCAGGCTCAAGAGTCTAACGCACGAGCTACTAAGCTAGTTGCTGAAGCTATGGCTGTACCGCAAGAATTAGAGATTGATAAGATCAATGCTATCACCCGAAACCTTAAAGAAGGTGATCAAGAAGATAAAGAGTTTGAGCGACGTATGCGTGTTGCTGATACTCTCCTTAAAGAGAAACAAATAGAAGGCAAAACTAATGCTAATAACGCAGAAAGAAATGCAGTCCCTACTGGACCAAGTGAACAACCACTTCAAAGGAACATTCCAGCGCCTAGAGGAATTGGAACGCAAGGTGGAGGAACTATCTAATGCCAGCAAAGAAGGACCCAAGACTAGCACGAGCGGGCGTAAGCGGGTTCAACAAACCAAAGAGGACGCCTAATCATCCAACTAAGTCTCACGTTGTTGTTGCTAAAGAAGGCGACAAAGTTAAGACTATTAGGTACGGACAACAAGGCGTTAGCGGTGCAGGTAAAAATCCTACCACTGCTAAAGAAAAAGCAAGACGTAAATCATTTAAAGCACGTCATGCAAAGAACATAGCTAAAGGCAAAATGTCTGCGGCTTATTGGGCAAATAAATCTAAATGGTAAAAACTTAAACTTACAGCCGTGAGGCTATAACACGTCGTGATGACGTTAGGAGAACACAATGCGAAAACTAATAGTAGCGGTAATGCTGCTGTCTTTACAGGCATCAGCTAACACCAAGATTCTCGTTGAGAAAGCAGATCAGCAGTACGTAGTAGTTCCGGACTGTGCAGTATCTGAAGACGTAACTCAAGTATCACTACGGTGGCTTAGAGTAGGCGCATCAATATACTTTAAACATGAAGGACGACAAGTCCGGTGTACAATTGAAGACTACTATCAAATAAGGAGCTAACTATGCCAATGGTAAACGGTAAGAAGTACGCATACACAGCAGCAGGTAAAAAGAAAGCTAAAGCAGCTGCCAAAAAAACAGGTAAGAAGGTTAGTTATGGCAAAGGCAAAAAGTAGTCCTAAACCTAAAAATAAAGCTCTTTACTCACGAGTCAAAGCAGAGGCTAAAAAGAAGTACAAGGTTTGGCCTAGTGCTTATGCTTCAGGTTGGTTGACTAAAGAGTATAAAAAACGTGGTGGAACCTATGAGTAAAACCAAAGGCGGTCTTACTAAATGGTTTAAAGAAGATTGGGTCGACGTTAAAACGGGTAAGCCTTGCGGTCGTAAGTCAGCTACCAAGAGTAAACGTCCTTACCCTTCTTGTAGACCTAAAGCCGTTGCAGCTAAGATGACCGCAGCAGAAAAAAAGTCCTCTGCTAAACGTAAAACAGGACCAGCTAAAATTAAACATGCAGTAACAGCGTCAGGCCGTAGAAGAAAAACTTCTAAAAAGTCTTGACATTTAACAAAATGTATGGTATAATATAACTATACAGTAAACTTTAGAGGAAACTATGACACCCGAGCTTGAAACATACTTTAACAATTACAATGAATTGTTTAATCATGAAGGTTTCAAACAACTCGTTAGCGAACTTTCCAACAACGCAACGCAGTTAGCAGACATTCAAACAGTAAAAGATCAGGAAGATTTGTACTTTCGTAAAGGTCAAGTAGCTGCTTTTGCAACTGTTATTAATCTACAAGGTACTATCGAAGCTGCTCGTGATCAAGCAGAAGCAGAGGCTGAAGAACCTTTAGATGTATAAAGTATATGACTTCCGTTGTACTAACGGACATGTTTTTGAAAAATTTGTAAAGGATGGTACTACAACCAGTAGGTGCGGTTGCGGTGCCAACGCTACAAAAATGGTATCCGCCCCGTCT